ATAAAGGCAGTTCTCATAAAATGGCTGACGGTACTTTACATACTGGTAAGACACACACTAAAGCTAGTGTAAAGTTAGTTCACCTAAAAGATTTAAGTAAGAAAGCAAAAATAAAAGCCACAGGTAAAAAGTAATGGCTACAACATATTTAGATTTAACAAACGAGGTACTAAGAGAACTTAACGAAGTTGTTTTAACTTCTGGAAACTTTACAAGTGCTGTAGGCTTACAACAGTTTGTAAAAGATTCAATTAATAAATCTATATTTGATATAGCTAATGACGAACCCCAACTACCATTCCTCTCAGCAGGAACTAGTGGAAGCCCAGACCCTTTTTATGGGAATGTAACTGTTGCATCGGTAGCAGGAACTAGATGGTACACATTAAAATCTGGTAGCTCTAGTATTGCTACAGATTTCTCATCAATAGATTGGGATGATTTTTATCTAACAACAATAAATGTAAGTGGTGAAACAGCCCCTTTTGTTTCCAAAGGTTTAAGATTTTTATCTTTAGACGATTGGAAAAGATATTACAGAGATAGTCAAAATGCAGATGATGCATTAGGTTCAGACGCTGGACACGGTGAACCTACTCATGTTATAAAAAGCCCAGACCATAGAAAGTTTGGATTAAGTCCTATACCCGACAAGGTTTATAATGTGCACTTCTATGCTTTCACCAAACCAACAAGCTTGGTAGCTCATGATGATAGCATAGTATTGCCTGAACAATATAGTAATGTAATAACTTCAAAAGCAAGATATTATGTACACCAGTTTAAAGAAAATATTCAACAAGCAGCTTTTGCACTTGATGAGTATAAAAAGAATATGAAGACTATGAAATCTAATTTAATTAATGCTAGTCCTCGTAACATGACAGACGATAGGACTTATTTCTAAATGCCGGCAGCACAACCATTTTCAGTAGCTTTAGTTGGTGGACTTGTTAAGTCTACTAACTCTTCAGCACTACTAAAGACACCCGGAGTTGCTACTAAGTTAAGAAACTTTGAAGTATCTGATGAAGGTACTTATAGAAGAATAAATGGATTTAGTTTGTTTGGAGATACGCTACCTAACACTTCTAATGATATAGAAGGTTTAGTAGTTTATGCAGACGGTTTAATAGCTGTAGCAGGTAACGATGTATTTTTTAGTCAAGATGCAGAGAGTGCTTGGTTACAATTAAATAAAGCAAGTGTTGCATCAGGTGGAGATAACTTTTCTACATTTAGTGGTAGAGGAGAACTATCTTTAACAAATGTAGACCAATGTGAGTTTGCTGTTTTTGAAGGTGCGTCTGATTTTGGTGAAGTAGTTATAACAGATAAGAGTGGTAATAATAAACCTTTTCTATTTAAAATGACTGGAACAAGTGCAGATGTAACTGCTAGAACTTTCTTTGCAAGTCAGATAACTATTAGTGGTTCTACTAAAGCTAAGTTCTGTACAATACATGACCAGCATTTAGTAGTAGCTGGAGACCCTACCACACCCAATACAATTTATTATAGTGGTACTAATGACATAGATAGCTTTAGTAGCTCAGGTTCAGGTAGTATTACTTTAGAAGATAAAGTAGTAGGATTAAAAAGTTTCCGTAATGAACTATTTATATTTTGTCGTAACTCAATATTTAAACTACAGAACATAAACAACTCTAGCACTATTGCAGTTGTACCTGTTACTAAAAACGTAGGTTGTTTAGATGGTCAAACAATCCAAGAGATTGCTGGTGACCTTGTATTCTTAGCACCTGATGGATTTAGAACAGTTGCTGGTACATCTAGAATTGGTGATGTTGAGTTAGGCACAATTAGTCAAGCTATACAGCCTATAATAAATGAGATTGCTAGAGCTTCTGATTCATTACAATTTAGTAGTGTTGTACTCAGAAATAAATCACAATATAGAATGTTTTATAGTACTACTTCAAGTAGTCAGTTTACTGGTAAAGGTATTATAGGAACATTAAGAGCTAACGGATTTGAATGGTCTGAAACATTAGGAATACAAGCACCTGCTATTACATCAGGATTTAATAGTGCAGGAGTAGAAAAAGTATTTCACGGTGATAGAGACGGTAAAATTTATAATCATAACACAGGTAATAGTTTTAATGGAACTAACATTGAAGCAGAATATCAGTCACCTGATTATGATTACGGAGACTTAGGAACTAGAAAAACTTTAGACTATGTAAAACTTGCTTTTACTCCAGAAGGAGACTGCCAACCTTCACTTAGAGTTAGATTTAACTATGACAGTTTAGATACACCACAACCTGCTGACATAGTTTTAAGTGAGATTCCACAACCTGCTATTTTTGGAACAGCAATTTTTGCAACTGAAAAGTTTGGAGCAACAGAACAGCCTTTAGTCCAACAGAATTTAACAGGTAGTGGGCACAGTAATTTTTTTAAAGTCTTTAGTAATGACACTAAAGCACCATATTCAATTAACGGGCTATATGTAAATTATAGACCATCAGGAAGAAACTAGGAGATATTTATAAATGGCTACTTATGTAAGACAGAGTTCATTCAGTGACGGAGATACAATCACATCGGCATTATTCAATAATGAATTTAACCAATTAGTTAACGCATTTAATGCAAGTTCAGGACATACCCATGACGGCTCTACAGCCGGTGACGGTGGACCAATTTCTAATTTGTTTAGTAACTCTTTAGTATTCGGCACAAACGCAAACATAGATGTTGCTATAACATTTAACGCCACAACAAACGATGGTGTTTTAACTTGGAAAGAAGACGAAGACTACTTTGAATTCTCAGATGACTTGTTAATTGCTACAACAGAAAAAATACAGTTCAGAGATACAGGATTATATATTAACTCTAGTGCTGACGGACAGTTAGACATAGTAGCTGATACAGAAATACAAATAGCTGCAACTACAATAGACATAAATGGTAACGCAGATATCTCTGGTAACTTAGGCATAGGTGGAAACTTAACAGTTACAGGTACAACTACCTTTAACGGTGGTACACTTACTTTAGGTGACTCAGCAGCTGACAATGTTGTCTTTGGTGCTGACGTAGACTCTAACATTATACCAGACGATGACGGTACATATGACCTTGGTAGTTCTTCACAAGAGTGGAGAGACTTATACATAGACGGCACTGCACACATTGATACGCTAGACGTAGATGTAAACGCTACTATCGCAGGAACTCTAGGTGTTACAGGCGTACTAACAGGTACAAGCTTAGACATCTCTGGAGACATTGATGTTGACGGTACAACTAACTTAGATGTTGTTGATATAGATGGAGCTGTTGATATGGCTACAACTCTTGCAGTTGCAGGTAACGTAGACTTCAATGGTGATTTAGATGTTGATGGTACTACTAACTTAGATGTCGTAGATATTGATGGTGCTGTAAACATGGCAACAACTTTATTAGTCACAGGTAATGTAGACTTCAACGGTGATTTAGATGTAGACGGAACTACAAACCTTGATGTTGTTGACATTGATGGTGCTGTAGACATGGCTACAACTCTTGCAGTTGCAGGTGTATTAACAGCAGCTAGTTTAGATATATCAGGAAACGTAGATATAGATGGTACACTTGAAACAGATGCACTATCTTTAAATGGTACAACAGTTACAGCTACTGCAGCAGACATAAATTTAATAGACGGTATAACTAACGGAACAGTTATAGCAAGTAAAGCAATCGTTACAGATGCAAACATAGATATTACTGGTGGTAGAAATATTACTATTAGTGGTGAACTAGACGCTGCAACCTTAGACATATCAGGTAATGCAGACATAGATGGTACTTTAGAAGCTGATGCAATTACTATTGCTGGAGTAACTCTAGCAGAAACAATTAGTGATACTGTAGGAGCTATGGTATCAAGTAATACTGAATCAGGAATTACAGTAGCTTACCAAGATGGAGACAATACTTTAGACTTTACAATCGGTACACTTAACCAAGATACAACTGGTACAGCAGCAATAGCTACAACAGTTACTATTACAGACAACGAAAACACAAACGAGAACAACGCAATTATCTTCACAGCCGGTGGAGACTTAGATGGTGGTAACTTAGGTTTAGAATCAGATGGTGATTTAAAATACAACCCAAGTACAGGAACACTTTCTGCTACTAATATTTCTGTTAGTGGTACACTTAGTACTGTAGACTCAGTTACTATGAGTGCTAACAATGCTGTTGTATTTGAAGGTGCTACAGCTGATGCACACGAAACAACTTTAACATCTGTTGATGCTACGGCTGATAGAACAATTACTTTACCTAACGTATCAGGTACAGTTCCTGTATTAGCTGCAGCAAGTAATACACAAATTACTTCTACACCAGAAGAGTTAAATGCTTTAGATGGTATTACTGCAGTAGTTGGAGAGCTTAATGCTCTTGACATAGGTAGCACAGCAGTCGGTACAGCAGTAGCTTCAAAAGCAGTTATACTAGACTCTAACAAAGATTACACAGGTTTAAGAAATTTAACAATTACAGGTGAACTAGACGCAGCTACATTAGACATTTCAGGTGCAATAGATGTAGCGGGTACAGCTAACTTAGACGTAGTAGATATAGATGGTGCTGTAGACATGGCAACAACATTAACTCTTGCCGGTAACGCAGACTTTAATGGTGATTTAGACGTAGACGGTACAACTAATCTTGATGTCGTAGACATTGATGGTGCAGTAGACATGGCAACAACTCTTGCAGTAGCAGGTATAGCAACAGCAGCAACTTCAGCAAATATTACAGAAGGAGCTTTAGTAGATGGAACTACAGCTTGGGATGCAGCAGCAAAAGCTAACGCTACTCTAGTCTTAGAAGAAAACACAACTATATCAGCTCCGGGTAACCCAGTTGCAGGAGCAATTATTAGTATAGAAGTAGCACAACATGCATCTTCAGGACCTTACACACTAGCTTGGAATACAGTATTTGAATTTGCTTCAAGCACAACTCCAGTAATGACAGCAACAGATGCTAAAACAGATGTGTATGCATTTAGATACAACGGCTCAGTCTGGCAAGAAATTGGCAGAAGTCAAAACATGGCACAAAGTTAATACATGGAAACTTTACAACGCACAGCTAACAGAGGTTCTGTATCTACAGGATATGATGTAGAACACTCTTGTAAGTTTGAAGACGATAACAACGAGTGGATGTACCGAGATGGTCCAACCGCAGGAAACAGAAGAACTTTTACACTTAGTATGTGGGTTAAATATACTGGAATGTTTAACTTACCGGCAGCAGCCGAAGTTTATCTTTTTGACCAAGGTGATGATACCGCTTTTAAAATTGGTAGCGGTTTTTTTCAGTACGAGTTTGCTGATGGTCATGTTGTGCGTGATGTACTTACGAAATTACAAGACCCTAATGCGTGGTATCATTTAATGGTAGCAGTAGATACAACTCAAGGTACTGCAGCAAACA